CCCCCTACAAAGGGTTCTATGTACATTGTAGTTTTATCAGTTATATAAGACTGAATTATCGGGACAATATCTTTCGCAATGCGTCTTTTAGAGCCGACATATACCAATGTTTATCACCTATATCTGTTTTTATAGCCTGAACAATCGCCAAATCCTTGAGAATTTCTGTTATGTTTGCAGTTTTTGTACCATTCTGACGGGTTTTCATATGAGTTGTCAAAGTATATACACCTAGTACACAATCCATCAAATTCATATTGTGGACACTTAATTACTTTGAACGTCTCTATATTATTAGGTAATATAGAAAACCTCGCTGTCCACCCGTCAACAGGTACAAGATTATAACTCCATGAACATTTGCCGCAAGCTTTTGCGCAACTAAAACATAGTTGGTCTTTTTCGTACATAACTTACTCCATGTGTCTCACCTTTGTACCAATTATACCACATATTTTTAGTTTTGTCAAACATTTACATGACAATCTGTTCATATTTGTTGAGATACCACGATTTTCTTCCGTTAAATTCCTTTGAAGTAAGAGCATATGGACTAACTTTAATGACACTTTTCTCTACAACTGGATTCTTCTCATATACATTTGGATATACAAGAACCTCTGACTTCTTTCCACTTCCAATTGATATTGTTTCAAATGAATAAGCCCATATCTTACCAGTTTTCTTGCTTACCAATTTACGAATATATAATATAAGGAGTTTTGTTCTATCTTCTTCTTCATTTGTTCTGAAGTCTATATATCCGACAAATTCATTTTGCCATTTAATTTTGTCAATTATCGGAAAATCTTCTGAATGAATCATCTTCAAGTATTCTTCAACTTCTGCCAATATAGCTTCCATATCTAAATCAACATATTTCTTTGCTGTTTCTCGGCTATGACGTTTAAATATGTTTTCAATAATATTAGCGTCGTCGAATTTATCTTTGCTAATCATCTTTGAAGAACCAAACTTACTATAAAAACGATAAGCATTAAGCAAAAACTTTGAATTTCCAAACTCCTTGAAGAAGTCAAGTTTGATAAGGATTTCAATTTGACGTGAATTTATGTGACTAGTATCGAGCCTCGAAAGAAAATCAATAAACCCATTATATTTTTCACCACGCAACCCGAATAGATATTCCGCAGTATCGGGGCTTAAAAACTTAATTGAGGCTATCCCTTTATACACAGCATTATGTTCTTTATCCATATAATAGTTTGAACGAGAATACCTAAATTGTGGCTGGAATATCTTTATCCCCATTCGTTTTGCCATCTCATATACAACTTTGGTTTTTTCTTCTTTATCAGTCCATACGTTGAAACAAGTAGCTATAAATTCAAGTGGATAATAATGCCGCAACCAACCGCAAGCGTAACCTATAAATGAATAAGCCGCCGAATGATTTCGTCCAAATGAATAATATGTAGCGTCAAGAACACATTGTAATATTGGATTTATAATCCTATCGCAATCTTCATCAGACAAATTATACTTCTCTTTTGAAGTTTTAATGAATCCGTCTCTGATTTCAGGTAATAATTCTTTAGTTCCTTTTTTCTTAGCAATTGCTTTTCTTGCTTTATCGGCCATTGTAAGAGTATATCCGCAAAACTTCATCAAGAACTTCATAATATCTTCTTGAATAATACAATAACCAAGTTCTGGGGCAAGTAGTCTATCTATCTCTTTTACACCAGTGTCATTAAATATGCCCTTGGAAGCCTTATCTCGTATTGAAGCTCCACACGGCCTAATCAAAGCATTTCCAAATGTAAACAAATCTAGATATGATATTGATGGGTCTTTTTCTCTTATTGTCTTAATCGTTTCATCCGAGAATAGTTGTCTCAACAACTGTCCACCGAAATCAGACTCATACTGGAATATACATGAATTATCTTCTCGTATATCTTTCCATACTTCCCAATCTTCTAAGTCAATATTATCTGGGTTAATTCTTTCAATACCGGCCAACTTACATGTTTCATTGATAAGCCCAACGTTGTCCAAGCCGAGGCAATCCAGCTTCGTCCACCATCCAGCATCAAGCCCGTACATATCTAAAGACGACACAGGATGGTCAGTAGTTGAAAGAGTGAATAGTCCAATTTCTGATTCTATGTCTCTGGTTGCGCATAGTACACCAGCAGGGTGCGTACCAACTGACACAATAGTGCCAGCAATTAAATCTACATATTCAAAGACATCGGGATATTTCTTTTTGAGAGAATCGTCCGCGTATTCCTCTTTCTTATCATTCACGGACAATTTAGATTTAATGTACTTGGCATCTTCAATAGAATAATCAAGCGCTTTACACACATAGTCAATAGCGCCTCTAACAGCAACTGTTCCAAATGCCGCTATTTCTGAAGATTTAATAATGTCGTTTGTTAAAAGGAAGTTTCGGGTTTTAACTCTATCAGGGTCAAAGTAATCGGAGTCTATCCTATATACCCTCGGTTTCCCGATATTTATAAGGGGAGTAGACTATACCTTCATCCTCAACTCTACTTGTAGGAGCCGTATTATAGTCGTTGAACGTCCCTCTCTCTCTCTTTGAGAGGTTTCGCTGCGTTTGATTGCCCAATCATTAACGATTTTACCATACCGAATCCGTTACTATTCGCCGCTATAATGTCGCCATTATAGTTTGGTTGTTAATGCTCTAAGGGTTTCCCCGCAATTTAACGGTTTTTTTATATACCATTACTGGTATAGCTGACTGAATTTGATTGTAGCTTTTATATACCTTTCATATTTTCTATCAAGATATATATTACTATTATTATATAAATATTTTATTACTCTATAACAATCTTCGCCAAAATATTTAATAGAAACGACTGAATCTTTTTCATGTCTTTTCTCTAGTTTCTTATATTGAACACCAATTTCATTGTTTATCACTTCGTTTATCCAATAAACAAACTCCTGTGTGCCAATAAAAGTTGAATAATAAGAATTTCCGTTTCTAATTATACCGCCATCACCGTCGAAATATCCTCTTATAAAGTGCCTAATCAAATCATGCGGTATATTTTCAGGCGGTTTCAATATATTGCTTTTTCTTCTGAACACTCCATTTTTTATTAGAGTATCAACCAAGTGTTCACTTGTTACTAGTAATCTACAATATTTATTATGTGACCATTCTGAATTACTTTTATAAACGTGTATTGGATAATCCGATTCTAAATCATTTCTTAACTTTTCTAAATGACTTGAGTCGGAATCTTTAAGAGCAATACCAAACTTGTTTGATGTTACATATCCATCAGCATATATAAACCCCAACCAATATGCCTTATTTTCAGTATTTATATCATCAAAAAACAATTCATTAACTTTATATTTCCTTGAATTGTTTTTATTACTTCTAAGCGTAACATTATTTCTTATTAGTATTGTTCTAACACTTGAATAGTGAAGCCCCAACATTTTACCAATCTTAACTGTTGATAAGCCATCCAAGTACATTTTTATTATTTGTTCTTCCAATAAATACCTTATAAAAGCTACAATCACTCTTAGTTAATCAGCGTTACTTTGTCTATCAGGGTTAGCAAATCGGAAAAAGTTCAAATTGAACTTAATGCTGTCCATCTCAGTTATTCCGAGAAGATAAGCAACAATGCTACCAGAAACAGAGCCACGTCCAGGGCCTACGAACACTCCATTTTCATGTTCCCAATTTCTAACATAAGTTTGGAAAAGCATGAAATCTTCCATATTCGTCTTATGGTATACTTCGAGTTCGGCATCAACTCGTTTTAATAGTTCTTCACGCGAATGATTCTTTAAGGCATATGGGTGACTATCAATTGCTTTATATACGGTTTCTCTAAATACTTTCTCCGAATCTTCATATAGTTTAGGATATTTAGGTGATGTATCAAGACTAAATTCTTCTATGCTATCTCTTACAACGCATGTATTGTTTATAGCCTCTTTTACAATTTCTTCTTCAAGGACGCCTTGCCGCCGATATGCTTCTATAAGTTCATCATATGTTTTAAACGTTAAATCCCAGCCATCTTCACCCTCAAAGAATACTTTCTTTGCTCGTTGTAGAATAACTCTAGCTTTCGCCAACTTCTCGTTAAGAGAGTGAGTATCAGTACCCGCAATTAATCTTACACCAGTTTTATTAGATAAATCTTTTAAATATAAATTATATCTTGCTTGGTCATCAA